TGAAGGTTATTCCCAATTATTGCTGGACCATTTGGACACGATAAATATACTAACCCAATTTTAGTTGGAAATGTTGGTTCTCATGGATATGGTGAATCAATCGTACCAGCAGTTATCTTCGCAACTGGCTCTGGTGATAACACATCATCAAACTCTACTCATTATAGTGGTATTGATTTAGAAACAGCAGTTGTTAAGATTGATAACGCACATTACTTATCACCAATCCCAACATCGGCTACTCAAGGTGGAAACACAGTATTCTCATTTGATGCAGCATTCACTGCAGTTGTTGGTGGTGTAGTATCAACTAAAAACTTTGGATTTGAATTGACAGGTTCAGATTCAACTGATGTTAATAAAAGACAATTCTTAGTTGGATTCCAAGGTGGATTCGATGGTACAAGACCAACAATCATTTCAGCTAAAGCTGGTGATTCTGATTGGGGTAGTGGTAATACTCAAGGATTTGATTGTGGAAACTCAACCGCAAGTGGTTCAGTTGCTTATGTAAAAGCAATAAACGCAGTATCTAATCCAGATGATTTTGATATCAACTTGGTATCTGTACCTGGTATCATTAGAAGATTACATCCTTATGTATTCGATAAAGTAACTGATATGGTAGAAGCTAGAGAAGATGCATTCTTCATCGGTGATGTAACTGATTACAATGATACTATTGCTCAGGCAACCGCTCAAGGTGAGGCAGTAGATTCTAACTATGTTGGTACTTACTATCCATGGGTTAAGACAATTGATTCAAGAACAAACAAACTAACTTCAGTTCCACCATCAGTATTGATGCCAGGAATCTACGCATCAAACGATGCAGTAGCAGCTGAATGGTTTGCACCAGCTGGTTTAAACAGAGGTGGTATCGTAGGAGCAGTTTCTGTACTAAACAGATTAACTCACTCTGAAAGAGATACTTTATATGAAGGAAAGATTAACCCAATCGCACAATTCCCAGGTGAGGGTATCGTTGCATTCGGACAGAAAACTCTACAAGATAGAGCATCTGCACTTGATAGAATCAACGTAAGAAGATTGTTAATCAAAGTTAAGAAATACATCGCATCTACATCAAGATACCTTGTATTCGAACAAAACACATCGGCAACAAGAGGTAAATTCCTAAATACAGTAAATCCTTACTTAGAAGCAATTCAACAAAGACAAGGACTTTATGCATTTAGAGTTGTAATGGATGAATCAAATAACACACCAGATGTGATTGATAGAAACATTTTAGCAGGGGCGATTTATTTACAACCTACTAAAACTGCGGAATTCATTGTAATTGATTTCAACATTTTACCAACTGGAGCTTCGTTCACGGCATAATAATTAAAAAATAAAAAGAAACTATATTTATAGTAGTATAATAGGAGAATAAAAAATGGCAGAAGTATTAGAATTCAACGATATGTTCTACACCAACTTCGAACCGAAGATGAAGAACAGATACATCATGAATATTGAAGGTATCGATTCTTATCTTATCAAAGCGGCGAATAGACCTTCTATTCAGTTTGAAGTTGTAACCCTTGACCATATCAACGTAAAGAGAAAACTCAAAGGTAAAGGTGAGTGGCAAGATGTAGAAATCACTCTATTTGACCCAATCGTTCCAAGTGGAGCACAACAAGTAATGGAGTGGGTAAGAACATCTCACGAATCTCTAACAGGTAGAGATGGATATGCAGATTTCTATAAGAAAGATGTTAATATCTTTATGTTAGGACCAGTTGGTGATAAAATTGAACAATGGACTCTTAAAGGTGCATTTATCAACAATGCAGTGTTTAATGATTTGGCATGGGATTCTAATGACCCTTCAGAAATCACCCTAACACTTTCTTACGATTACGCAATTTTAGAATACTAATACTACAATATACTTTTGATACTTCCAAAAAGGTTCTCTTAGTGAGAACCTTTTTTTTTTACAACTTTTTTAAAGTTATATATTTATATACAAACAATTAAAATTAAAGTTTATGGCAAATTACGATTTTCCTACCGAAGTGATAGAACTCCCATCACAAGGTAAAGTCTATCCAGAAAACAATCCCCTATCTTCTGGACAAATAGAAATCAAGTACATGACTGCGAGAGAGGAGGAGATTCTCGCCTCGCAGAATCTTATTAGAAAGGGGGTGGTACTTGATAAATTGTTCGAATCAATTATAGTTGATAAGAATGTGAATGTTGATGACATTCTAATTGGGGATAAAAATGCTATTATGTTAGCAACTCGTATTTTGGGATATGGAAAGAATTATCCAGTAGAATTGGAAAATGATTTCGGTGAAAAAGAAACCATTAATGTTGATTTATCTAAGATACAAACAAAAGATGTTGATTTTGAAAAACTCAATAGAGATAACAAATATGAATTTACAACATCAACTGGTATAAAATTAGAATTTAAACTTTTATCTCATGGAGATGAAAAGAAAATAGATGCTGATATTAAAGCATTACAAAGATTAAATAAAGGCGGAACTTCGGCTGAATTAACAACTCGTTATAGATACATGATTCAATCAGTAGATGGTAAAGATGATACAAAATCAATTACTGATTTTATTAACAATAAGTTCTTAACGATAGATACAAGAGAGTTTAGAAAAACTTTATCAAGTTTACAACCCGATGTACAGATGGAGTTTGAATATGAAAACCAAGAAACGGGAGAAAAGGAGACTCGTCCAATTCCAATGGGCGTAGGGTTTTTTTGGCCTACCGATTAATTACTCAGTTCAACTTCATAAACAAATTTTTGAACTTTGTTATTTTGGAAATGGGTTTACACAAGAAGGTGTATATCGATTACCAATCCATATAAGAAATTTTTACTACAAACAACTTTCAGATGTAAAAAAGAAAGAAAAAGAAGAAATAGATAAGGCAAATAAGAAATCAGGTTCTTCTCCAAAAGGACCAAATGTAAGAGTGAGGAAATAATTCCTCACTTTTTTTTTGACTTATATTTATAGTAGTATAAATGGGAGAAATTATGAAACTAACTGAACAAGATAAAAACTTTTTTAAAGAAACTCACTCTAAGTGGGTTAATGAGGCTGGTTGGTTAGCTAATTTATTTGTTAGAAGGGCATCGAATAATTTAAAGAAAGATAAATCCATTCAGAAAGCTATTTCTGATGCTGATAAATTTACCGAAAAATCAAAAAATAAAATATCTAATTTATTTAACGGAAATAAAGAAGAAATTAAAAAAGCATTACCAAGTAAAGATTTAAGAAAATCACTTGGATTTGATTTTTAATAAGGAGTAAAATAAATGGCTAAATCTAAAAAGCAAGAGCAACAAGAGTATAATGATATTCTTCTCTTTACTAAATCTTTATTTAAAGATATTGGTAAGGCTAGTGATGAATTGGCCAAATCTTCAGATAAACGAAATAAAAAACTACAAGCAGAAGCTAGAGAATTGGAAAGTATATCTGGTTCTATTAAATCATCTGCAGATGCACAAGAAGCACTCAATAAATTACAAATACAGGCTACAAGAATATCCAAAACTAACTATGGTGTAAATGAAAAAAATAAAGCAAGTTTATTAGCTCAGAATATAGCTGCTCAGAATTCCATTACAAGAAACCAAAAAGCAAATCAGATAATGGCTGCAATTGGTACTCAAATGGAAGATATATATGAAACGGTTGGTGAAAAAGTAGACGAAATATCTGACAGAATAGCAAAAATAGCAATTGTAGGAAAGGGATTAGCTACATTCTTTAAACCGATGTTTGACAATTTGAAAAAAGGTGTACTAACTGCAGGTCAACAATTTTCTACAATGTTTAACTTGAATTTCTTAGCAAGTTTAAAGGAAGGTAAGACCATCGCCGCATCATTCAAAGATGGATTTTCAGCTGCAATGGACTCAGTAAAAAGTGGATTAAATCCCCAGATAATGAAATTTGCAAAAGGAGCTTTAATAGCAGGTGTTGCAATCTTTGCTCTTAAAAAGCTGTTTGATTTAGGATTTGCTTCATTTAAAAGAATAGAGGGAGCCGCAAAGAGTTTTAGAGAACAAACAGGTTTATTAAATTCTCAAACCGGTGGTTTAAAAGCTAATCTCGTAGCAGTAGAATCTCAGATGGCATTCATAGGAGCAAATGCCCAATTAGTAGCAGAAGCGGCAGGTGAATTTACGCGTGAATTTGATGGATTGGTTCAACCATCTAAAGAAGCACTTTCTTCAATGATTGCATTAAACAAATCATTGGGTGTTGGGTTTAGTGAAGCTGCAAAGGTAACTAAGGTATTTAGAAATCTTGGGGATTTAACTGAGGACCAAGCAATGAACATGACCTTAAATGTAGGTGAAATGGCAAAACTTGCAGGAGTTGCACCACAAAAGGTAATGGCTGATATTGCTGATAGTTCATCAGAAATGTATAAATTCTTTGGTGGTAGTGGAGATGCAATGGCCGCAACTGCAGTGGAAGCTGCAAAACTTGGTTCATCTATTAAAGAAATAACAAAATTATCTTCTGATTTATTAGATTATGATTCATCTATCAATAAAGAATTAGAAGCAAGTGCGATATTAGGAACAAACTTAAACTTTTCACAGGCAAGATACTTAGCTGCTACCAACGATACACTTGGTGCTTATAAAGCAGTTGGAGCTCAATTAGACCAATTAGGAGATTTAACTAAATTAAATTTATACGAACAACAGAGTATTGAACAGGCAACTGGCCAACAATTTCAAGATTTAGTTAATCAACAAAAAATAAGACAAAAATTTACTAATTTAGATGCCGAACAATTAAAAGCGGCTCAACAGTACTTAAAAACAAATGGTGATTTAAATGGATTAACAAAGGAAAGATTAAATGACCAGGCTTTAGCGATTGCAAGAGAAAATGAGATGAACTCAAGAACTGAGGATTTGAAAAACAAATTTGATTCAGTAAAAACAAACATTCAAAATGCATTTCTACCATTAGCTGAAACATTTTTTCCTATAATGGAAGGAATTGCATCAGTCGTTGCGGCTATTGGAGATGGATTTGCATATATTACTAATAATGCTACTAGTGCTGGTATTGTACTTGGTGGATTGGTTGGTATTTTAGGTGCTATTGCAGTAGCAGCCACAATAAGTGCAGTATCAATGATTTGGGGATTCTTGGTTGGGACACTTGGTCCAATCGGTATGGCTCTTGCAGGTGTAGCAACCGCTGGTTTAATGGTTGGTATTGGAATGGCAGTATCAAAAGCAAAATCAGCAGGTGATGTTATGTCTCCTGCAGATGGTAAGACGAGAATATCTACTAAAGAAGGTGGATTGTATGAACTATCACCAAATGATGATGTAATGGCTGCACCTGGTCTAATCGACTCGATGAGTGGTAAAGAAAAGAGAGCTTTTAGTAGAGCAGAAATGAATTTAGCACCTCTACTACAAAAAATGGATTCTTTGATTGCTGCAACAAAAGGAAATCATATATTAGTGGCAGATGGTAAACAATTAGCAACTACTGTATCATATAATGACGAAATAAGTTTAAGAAATAATTTTGGTATAAATCAAAGTAAATCAAGTAGAAGATAAGGATAAGATATGCCAACGATAGAAGAACTATTTAAAAATAAAGAATCTTACAAATATGGAACTGATTACTCTGCAGTAAAATCAGATACGGATACTTTGGTTGAACAAGAACTTAATGGGTTGAGAAAGAATTCTGAAGTTGAGAAGGCAAATCCTTCTATATATGGTGCGGAAACTATTAGAATTACCACAAGAACAACTTCTATGTTAGATTCGATGAAAACCGATAGAGGTACTCAAGGTTTAGGTGGTTTAATTGGTGGTAGTATTGCAAAGGCAAGACAAACGGTTAATAATCTTAGTTCAAAATTATTAGGATTTCCAGCACCCACAAACCCATCTAATATTATTGCTATAGGTAAAACAAGTGGAGCTGTAATAAAGAATAAATTCACACCTGTTCCTCCTTTTGTATTTGAAGTAGCAAATACATTAAATCCTGCAATTCTTACATTGAAAACAAAGGCTGCATTTACTGGTACACCATATGGACCAGGAAATGAACAAGATACAATGTTTAACCTTGCTATAATAAAAGATAATGCCGGTGGAAGTGAAATAGGTAAACTATTAAAATCTTCTTTAACAGGACCTCCATCTGAAATAGGCCCAAAAGTAGTTGGTGGTGGTATTACTCTACTAAAAGATAAGGCAAGAGATTTAATTTTTGGTCAAGGTGATTTAAAAACAAATGATGTTAGAAGAAATATAAATGGATATGGTTCGGGTAATAAACAATATTCTTGGATACGAGGTAAAGTACAAGATGGTACACAGAGAACAGATGGTCCTTTAACAGCGAAAGAATATTTAGACCAAAATCCAGAACTTGAAAAAGTATCTCCTTTATATGGTGTACAGAGAAAAGGAACTCCATTTAAAGTAGGAGGACAGTTTGGAAATACAGAATATGGATTAAATGTTTACTCAGATGAAAAACAATCTAAATACAGTCCTGAGGCAGATGAAAACTATTCACACTTTACAAAAGTTGGTGATAGAAAAGATGAAAAAGAATTAGATAAAGAAGGTACATTTGCCGGTAAGACCTTAGATGAACGAGGATTAGGACACTTAAAGTATCGTCCAGATGGTACAGTAGAACCTGAAAGTAGAAGAGCTAAAAATGCATTTACTATCACTCCATCGGATGACCCACAATGGGATTCTGAAAAATCTACATTAAAATTAGGTGGTACTGAATATAAAGATTTAGTTCCATTCCATATTACAAGAATTGGATTCAAGAAAAATATATTTAAAGCCTTTATAACAGGTCTTACAGAAACAGTATCACCTTCGTGGTCATCAAACAATTTTGTTGGTAATCCTTATAAATACTACATCTATGAATCAGTAGAAAGAAGTGTAACATTTACCCTTAATATTGCTTCTGAAAATGCACAAGAACTTGCAAAGAATTGGGAAAAGATTTCACACTTAACAAAGGCAGCATATCCTTTGATTCCATATCAAGAAGATAATAGAAATATTTCTGCTAATATAACCAGTCCACCATTTGTTAAATTTACATTAGGTGATATGTACAAAGAACGATTTGGTATAATTGATTCGTTGAGTTATACTGTTCCTGATAATGGAGTATGGGAAACTGATATTGATGGATTTGTATTACCTAAGTTTATTGAAGCATCAATAACAATCAAATTCGCAGAAGATGTTGTATCTGGTAATGTTGATAAATTATATGATTTTAAAAAAGATGGTGAGGGTATGAGTAGTTTTATACAAAACCCAATAAATTAATAAATGAGTAATAGTAGATATTTTAATACAGAAAGAAAAAAACTAAGAGATGGTAGAGAAGTTTACTCTCTTAGAAAGATAAAGAACATTCCTAAATCGAATGATGATATCTATATTGTTATTCAAGAAGGAGATAGATTGGATACTATTGCAAATCAATATTATGAAGATTCTTCTTTGTGGTGGATTATTGCTAATGCAAATCAAATTCATGACCCATCATTTACTGTAAAAGAAGGTACAATTCTTAGAATACCTGCAGACCCAAATATTATTATTAACTTAAATCAATAAAAATGTCTCATTTTCCATTTTTTTCAGTACCATATAAAGGAGTAACTGACAAATTACTTAGTAGAGCAGGCAGTAGAGCTTTGTGGAATCAAGGAGGGCCTAATGGTTTAACTCCATGGATTCGTGTTATCTCTTGTGTAACCAAAGATACTGAATCTGAATACTATGCTGGTGGTAAAGAAGATGGATTGATTTTACAAACACTTTATAATGAGGATGGGTTTGGTATTAGATATGGTGGAACTCAACAACAAACAAGTGGTATTGTTGGTTTCACTTTAAATGATAGGCCAGTAAAAATTGGAGGTGGTAGAAAATTAAGACCATCTCCTATTATTACAAACCTTAGTATTGATGAAGCGGATATTGGTAGAAAGAAAACAAATTTTGATATCATATGTTATTCACTTGAACATTTTGAAGAGGTTTCTAAATATTTTTTAAATCCTGGTTTTACTGTTTTAGTAGAATGGGGTTGGAATACACAAACTGCAAGAAAGAAATGGTGTGGATATGAAAGTTCACCAAGAGGAGTAGTAACTCCTAAACAGATTGCAAAATATAACAATTACACATATATAAAAGAAAAAAGAGAAGGTTCTAATTTTGAGTATGATGCTACTTTAGGTTTTATTACTGATGGTGGTGTTGAATTTGGAGACCAAGAAACTTATAAAATATCTGTAACCTTAACTTCTTTAGGAGAAGTTGCAGAGTATATGCAATCTCATAAATCTGCGAAAGAAGAAGGAAAGGCAATAGTACCTGCTGCTTCTACTAATTCAAACAAAGGAGACGTAGGTTATGATTTTGAGGATTCACCTGGTGTTATGGCTTACAAATATATGTACAATGAACTTCCAAGTGTAAAGCAATTTAATTTTAAACCTGTTATAAAAGACCCCTTAAATCAACCACTTAAAAAAGTTTTAAGTTGTGATGGTATAGAATCAGATAATAGATATGATGATGCAACAAACTATATTAACCTAAACAAACTAAAAATAAGAGAAATTAATGGTACTGGTAGATTCTTTCAAGTAGATGCAAATGAGAATGAAGCTAATTATACATTAAAATCTGATAATCCATTAGTATCAGATTCTCATCGTTTTATCAGATTTGAATTGGCTTGTGAAATTTTAAATGATTATTCGTTATTTGTAGATAATCAAGTTGGAACAGGCAAGAGTGGGTTACAAATAAAAATAGAAGATACTATAATTGGGGCATTTCCAAATATGTATTCAACAAATGCTACTCGATTATTTATTCCTAATACAAAATCACCTGATTTTGGATTGAAAAAAACTTTATTCTCAAGGGAATTACAAGATGAAGTTAAAACAATTGAATTTAGTACAGATGGTTTAGTAAAGGATGAATATATAATTAATAATCACCCAAAAGTGGTGGATGATATAAGTTATACTGGAACAAGAAATAAAAGTTACGGTGATGCACCAACTCCTCATGCGTTTCCATCACATGAACCATTGACGGAATCAACATATAAAGAACTTAATAAAATATTTAAAAATGATGGTAGTATAACTCCAATAACTGCAAAATCAGGATTTTGGGGATACTTAAAAAATCTTTATGTTAATTATGATTTCTTCTTAGAACAAATAGAATCTCCAAACCTATTTACAAAAGATATTTTATATAATCTTCTAAATGGAATGAGTTCTGCTTGTGGTAATCAATGGAAATTTCAAATTATAGAAGGACCAGACCCTGCAGATGAAAACGGCCCTACTATTTTAAGAGTAGTTGATTTATACTTTACAGGTGAACTTAACTTAAAAAAACCAAAACCATTTCAACTAAGAGGAACAACCTCTCCATTTACAAGTGTAAGTTTTAAAACAGATGTTCCAAA